ATTTAAGAAAGCTTACTTTTATGCTTTAATAGACAAAAGAAAACCCACCACTGGGGTGGGTTGGGTGAGAAGGGTAGTGTTTGATTTTTATTTATTGCTCATTACTTTGCTTCTGGCCTCTCTCGCCTCTTTACGAGCCTTAAGGGTTTTCTCAAGCATAGATATTTCTTTTAAATCACTCCATGCCAAAAAGAAACTTAATATTGAGGTTAAGCCTACAGATAAGACTAATGCTAAAAGATGCTGATTTGATAGTAAATTCAATGCATTGAAAACATACATTCCAAAAACAATCACTATAAATAAAATGGCAACATATAGTGATGATTTGCTCCTTATATCCACAGTAGACGTGAGGCGATCCCGCTCTGATTGATTTAAACCATCAAGCTTCAATGCATCGAGCATACCTTTGTAGGCTAGATAAATTTGACTTAACGGTAATAACAAAACAAAGGAAAATTGAACCAAGTTGATATTTACATCAAGGGCAAGAAATTTAAAAGTAACTGAAAAAATGACAAATAGAGCTACTAACACTAATGCAATAAATTTAGCGTTGTTGTAAAACGGCAAGTAGCGTTTAGCCATGATTAATCACCAAAATTAATATTGGTAGTCATCCAATTGTACAATTGAACTTTAAGGCCGTCGTTATAAACTTTATTATTGATTGTTTCAACAGATATTTTTCCACTCATCTTTAAGTTATCCGCTGTGACCTTAGTACCATCTTCAAGAGTTATAACATAATCATCATTATGTCTCATAGATGATGCAACAGTATCAATTACTTTTTGCCCGCTTTTGGATGTTTTTCGATTATAGGTGAGTGTTAATTTAAGCTTTAAATTAGCGTCATCAAGGCCATCTTCAAGTTTTAAATCATCCAAATCGACACCAAATGCAGTTTTTAAAACATCAACCACATTTTCTTCGATTTTGTAATCAATCTTAGCTGGTACGTTCGACTCTATTTTGTGAATCGGTTGCAATTCTGTTGATCCAATTCCAGATGAGATTGAGATGGTCTTGGCTGGCGTTGATTCCAATTTTTCTTTAATTGCCGGGTTCGGAGCATCTTTTAAGATTAAGGCACTATTCGCTGGTAAGGCTTTAGCTGCTTCACCCAAAAGCCAACCTAAATAAGACTCAAGAGTTCTTGCTGTTAATGATCTGGATTGAATAATTGCAACATGATTATCAATCACTCCAAAATATAAAACACTATCAATAAATTCTTTGCGCACTACTTCAACAGATTCATCCTCATCATCAGGTAAATCTTCCGTTAAGTAAGTTTTGATTGGGAATTCGGTAGCACTATCATTGTCTATTTTTAAAACAGCTTGAGCTTTACCAGACTCCACTATGATTAGCTCTCCAAAGAACATACTTTGATGTGAACTTGCGTGATTTATAAGGATAAAATCATCTTTAGTAGCCGATACAAATTGCTGCCTATTAATAGCTTTATGATAAAAAGAGTCTTTATCTAATAGTTGGGCTTTAAGTAAGTTTCCAAGGTTCGCGCCTTTTAGAAAGTCTACTTTTTTGTAGTGTACGGTTTTGTCTTTTACAACTGTCTTACTCATTATTTTCCCCACCCGATCTGTTGTAAAGACTGTGTCGGGTTCACAGCTTATTAATCTTTGGTGTTATTAATTTTCTGCCCAAGTTTTCCTTCTTTAACCAACTGCACAACCTGTTCATTTGTAAGGACTGGAATAAATACCTTGTCGCCAATATCTTTAGAAAGAATCTTTACTTCTTCGGCTGTTAGCACCAAAGCTTCACCATGTTTCGCAGCATCATTGATGCGAGCAATAATCTGGTTGATTGGTCGTTTTGAATTGTCCATAAGTCTTCCTGTGATTAATGCGAATAAGGATGTTCTTGTCTGTGCTGACTTGGCGGCACGATATCTGTAATAGCGGTAATACTTTCAACTTCATCCATGTCAAAAGATAGGCGTTCGCTACCGTTAACAGCCAATAAACTTAAAACACCACCATTTATTCCTACAAATTCCTTAATTGTGCATCTTCCGTCCTTCAAACACACCTGAACAAATTCTGTTGGCACAAGTTCCGCATCAGGGTCGCATACTACATACCAGCCATTACGAATTGCTGGAAACATGGAGTCGCCAGTGCCTTTAATGCCATAAGCTCTTGGACCCGCTGTATGAGTTGGAACATAGCCATCACCCGCATTTCCGTCATACCCCATATCAGTGAAGTACCCATCCATTCCCATCTTTGAATAAGCTTTGACGGGAACGTATCTTTTTTGAATAGGGAATGGTTTATCTGATGTTTGAACAAACTTAACAGCATCTTCACTATCTGGAATATTGTATTTTTTCTTAAACGCTTCGATATCTAGAACATTTAATTGAACAGCATTGTTGTCCAATTGAGGACCACTTTCATCACCATTTGTAATATACGAAGTGGACACACCAAAATAAGCGGCCATTTTACTTAAAGGATCAGCTTTAGGTGCATATGCATCTTTCTCCCAACCAGTGACATTAGGCGCACTAACCCCGACGATTTTTGCCAAATCGCCTTGAGTTAATTTCTTTTCTCTTCGTAAGGCGCGAATACGCTGACCCATAGTTTCTAGTTTCTTCATATAAGTTATCTTACATCTTGCAAAAATAAGTTATCTTTGTTTTAATACTAAGAAATCTTATTTTTGAGGTTGAGCAAATGACCAAACAGGAAGCTTATAAGTTGCTTGGTGTGAATGGTGTTGGCTTAGCAAAGTTATTAGGAATTGAGCCACCTGCTGTTTATCAGTGGCCTAATGAAAAAATCCCTTTAGCTCGCGAATACCAAATCAGAGACTTAGCAAGTGGCAAAGAGCCAATTAAACGAACTAATGCAACCGCTTAGGAACTAAACCATGAGCAAATTATCTAATGACCTTACTGCAAGAGCCAGAAACACAAGAGCTTTAGTTATGCAGGCTCTTGCATCAAAAAATAATGGCGAAATTGCGGACAGACTCGGAGTAGATGCGAGCACCTTATCAAGAATGAAAAATGATAAGAAATCCAATGGCTTGAGTGAAATTGAGAACGCTTGTGCATTATTGGATGCGCTTGGATTAAAAGTTATTCCTGAAAATTATGAGTGTTATGACCGTCAGTTTGTTGAGTCAATTTTCTTTTTAGCACGTCTTTCTATGGCGCGTGCTTCGGACATCAACGATTACCAACACACAGATTTATCTAAGCGTTTATCAGAGCTTGGATATTAAAAAACCGCTTCCTGCGCGAACAGGTTAGCGGTCAGTTATTCATTACAGGAGCAATGAATGAAAACAAATTTAGCACAAGAGCCACCAATTCCACAAGGTGAGTTGGTTCACTTTCCGAAGAAAGAGCGTAATGCTATGTCGGATCAACTTTCAAAAGGCTTCATCATGAAAAGCCGTCTTTACCATTATGAGGTAGAGCCGTTCATTTCTGATGCAGCTAAGAACGTATATTCAGCGATTATGGGGTTTACTAACGGATTTAATAAACCTTCTGACCATATCTCACATCGTCAATTACAGGGTGGAAAGCTTAAAGGATCTAACAAGCTTAGCTCTGGCACAGTAACCAATGGTCTAAAAGAATTAACTTGGTTTGAGGTTATTACAGTTGTTGAGCGTAATAACAAATTAGGCAACAAATACCAGATTAATGAAGTGTCTTTAGTAGAGGCTTTTGAGAAATTTAGTGCTTCAGAAATTAAAGCACTCCGCATCAATAACCGATGCGCTTCGATTAGTGAAGCGCTTCAGTTAGTGGTGCAGTCCGCTTCAGTTAGTAGTGCGGAAGGTGCTTCGACTAGTGGTGCATCAATAGAGTTTCTTTTTATAGATTCTTTTAGAAATATATTTATTAACTCGCTTCGCTCAAACAAACCACTTGAAGCTCATTTTTATGTTTATCAAGAAACTCAAAAACAGATCATTCTTGAACAACAAAAACTAGAAGCTGAAGAGAAAGCAAAAGCTGAAAAAGAACGCAAAGACAAAGTACGCAAGTTAAGTTTTGATGAAGTTATCAAACTTACTAAAAACACTTTTGCAAACCTTTGTGATCTTGAACTTTGGGAACAGTACGTAGCTAACCGTTCTCAACAAGCTAAAACCAAATTAACTAAGAATGCTCTCAACGCAATCTACAAAGATTTCATTGAATGGGGTTATGAAGGCTCTAACCAGTCTTTGAAAACCTCAATCACTGGCAATTATCAAGGTCTATTCGCCCCAAAACAACAAACGCATGGGTTCGCTAATCACAGCCAAGCTGCAACTCGCATGTCTGAAATTCAAGAGTTAATCGCAAAAGAGGAGGCAGGCAATGAACAGTATGGTTTCTAACAATCAAAATGCAGTAGCACATATCAATTCAGCAAAAGTTGTTGGAATCTTCAAAGCGATTGCACCTCGCTCATTTGAGAAAACTTTTGAAGGAATTGCAACAGAGCAAATCAATCATGCAATGAAGATCTGTCTTGATGGCCTTACTCATGAGCAAGTGAACAAAGGCTTATCAATGGTCCGTGATAACGGCTACTGTCCAGATCCTGCAATGTTTCGCAAATGGTGCTTAGGGATTGAGGGCTTTGGATCTGAGCAACAAAGAGCGATTGACTCATACAAGGGTAAGAACGCAGCACTAGCAAACATTCTTAGATGGCGTGCAGATCAATCAGCACCAATCACAAACGCTGAAAAAGAAGCATATGACCGTTGTTATGAGATGTTTAATGCAATTGAGTGGGCTTACAACTCTGATAAAGCTGCATATTTAGCATATGACGCATTTAAAGAAAATTATGTGGAAGTGGTTAAAGAACTAGTCGCAAAAGGAGAACAGCAAGGCATCTGGACAGCACCAAAAGCAATTAGCTCCAAAGTTAAACGAATGGTTAGTTATGCCCAAGATTACCTAAACAGCAAAGATGGCGTGCATGCATATTTTGCAAGTGCAGCAGGAATCGCTAAAGAACAATTCTTCTCGATTACTAGAGCAGAAGTCAAAGAGCATCAGGATAGAAACAATATTTTTGCATATGACAAAGCTTTGTACGAGTTGATATCTCAGAAGCTTAATTCTCTTGTCTGGGAAGAAGAAGAGAGAGGTGCAGCGTGAAAGCAATAAAACGAGTTAAAGCATTCCAAAACATTTTTGACATTTTGTTGTTTGCTACACATGCAACTCAACCTTTCACGATGAAGGATTTGCATGACTATGTGCTAGATGCGCCCAACAACACTATCCAGTGCTATGTGCAGGAATTAATTAAAAGCGGCTACTTGGAAAAGGACTCATACGCAACGTACAAGGCAACTCAGTTTGCAAAGGACTTGCTGAATGTTAAAGGGGAGCTGAAAGCATGATCGAATTTGTAGATTACACCTCAATGATGAAGCTGCGTAGAGCGTACAACCTCGGTACTCGTAATGAAGAAACAAGAGCAGCAGCGAACCTCTATGAGAAATTAAGAAAACTGAAAATGCTAGACCAGCTCAAACAGGAAGCCATGACTAAACGTGACAAGGAGCGCAGCCAATGAAACCAGAACAGTTTATTCGTGACTTCGGCGAAAAGAAGGCGAGAGAGGTTGTTGATGGGGCGCCTAGCAATGCTGAGAGCTTCCAAGATGGCTACTACTTCAGAACAAAACCACAGTTTGAATTTCACAATGGCATTCATGAGGCTTGGAACTTAACTGATAACGATGGCGAGTACTTCAAGAAGCGTGGCTTTGAACCAGTAAAAATCAATGACCTGAAAATGATATTGGAAAGCCTCCGCATCGTGGACCAGTTTGGTGGAATAGAAAAAGCAAAGCTAGTTGCGGAAACTAAAGACGGGATGGGTTATTTGAAGGGATGCATCAAAGACCACGAATCAATATACGGAGGCGGTGAATCTCATGCCAACTAGATATAACACAGGCGAGTATAGCTACGATCTTGAATATCACTATGGAGATATGTCAGCAAGCATGGAGATGCTTAGAGCACGTTTAATTGAATTGTTGACTCCTCATCTGTCTGGCCGTTATGTGAAATGGAGAGAAGCATATTTCACATGGTTTACAAAGTGCGGCGGGGATTCGGGGTGGATGTTTTGTGTAGGTCCACACGAATTTCATATTGATGGGGCGTTAAGGCGCTATTACTCAGGTTCTATTGATATTACCTACAACCAGAAAGATCGATATTTCTTGGTGGGTGAGAAAAAGAAAGTCAAATGTAAGGCTTGTAAGGGGTTTGGCTTCATTCGAGATGATGGGTGGGGGCATATAGATAAATGTGAAACGTGTGATGCAGAAAAAGGAGCCAGCCATGAGTGAGTTTAAAGTCGGGGATAAGGTCGTATTTCAAAACAGTAAATCAGACGATACAGAGATTTACACTGTAGAAGCTGTTTTAGATGGCGGTAGATTTCTTGGGATTAACGATTACAGGCAGGCATTTTCATCAATCAAATTCAGACATGCTGAGCCACAAGAAAAGGCAGCAGGGCATCGTATTGAATCAAGCAACGATCAAGCAATAAGTGATTGTAGTGTTTCAAATTTATGCCAAAACGATACACAAAACAGTTTGCCTATCAAGCAAGAGAATCAAGACATGGGCGACGACTTCCCCATAGAAAACCACATTTCGCCTAACTGCCAATCGAGGGATGTTTGAGATGGATAAGAAAGCATTACAAGAGCAATTTGAAGCTATTGCGATCCAGAACTGCTGGAACATCAATAAATATCCAGCTGGTTGGGATGGTCGCGGTGATGATGAATATGCAGATGATTTCGTAAGCGGTGCTTGGTGGGGGTTCCAGCACCAGCAAGCGAAAGTGGAGGAGCTGCAACGCAGAAATCAGATGCTTAACGACAACATAAAAGAGCAAGGTCAAAAGCTCGTTTATCAAAACGAAGTGATTGAAACACAAGCTGAAAAACTGCTTGGTTTAAGAGATGAGAAAGCAGAGCTGCAAAAGAGGGTGGATGCTTTAAGCAAAAGACTTTCAGAAGCAACTGGGTTGGTTGTTGAAGAGTTAGAGCAAGCGCTCAAGGGGGATCAATACGATGAACATCGCAAGAAAGCAGAAGAGGCCATCTCAGAGAAATGACTAGACCGCAAAACGACACATTAGAAAACATGAATCCCGCATGTGTTCCTTGCAATACAAACAAATCGTCTATGCCGCTGGAAGGGTGGCGGAGGATGCTCACACATTATCGTGATGTTCAGTTGTTACGAGATAGCACACATGCTCGTCATTTACTACGTTTTGGGCTGATTGAAATCAAATCTGAGCCTGTGAAGTTTTTCTTTGAGAGTTATAAAGAGGGCCAGTCATGAATAAACCATTAGAAACTTTTGATATAGACGCAGCAAAGGCTCGCTACGAAAAATTACGAGGCCGATATAACCGGAGTGGGCTATCTAATACTGATTACAACGAGCTACTTCAATTAGAGAAGGCACTTGACCAAGCGAAGAAGTTTAATGCGGAGGGCGCAAATAATGGACAGTAGATGGATTGAAGCGCAACGCCGTGAAATGGAAAAGCTTATTTCACCAGAGCTAATCAAGTCGAGAGATTTAGCACGTCAAAGTTACTTCGATCAGATGGAAAAAGAAATGGCTGACCACGTATCACGCTCAATTGAACCACTCAGCGGTAAAAAGCAAAGCACTCTGGTTGAACTAAGTGAGTCAATTGAAAAACTGGCTCAGAAGTATAAACAAGATGCTCATTCATCCAGCCTTTTAGGTGATCAGGATAAAGCGCGAGTTTATAACTGCTTTGCTAATCAATTGGACCATTTGCTGAAAGGTGGTGCTTGATGTCATCAGTCAGCATTGCTGAATACCGTAAGTTATTTCCTATTAAGAAAAATAAAAAGCGGCGTTCAGCAAAGCAAATTGCCAGACAACCAAGTGTGGGTGAAATGGTTCTGGCAACGCATTTAAGAGCATGCAAGATCGGTTTTGAACAGGAATATAAGTTCCATCCAAAACGCAAATGGAGAGCTGATTTTCTGATTACTGGTACAAAAATTTTGATTGAGGTTGAAGGCGGGATCTGGAGTGGAGGCCGCCATACAAGGGGCAAAGGCTATATAGGGGATATGGAGAAATACAACTCCGCAGCAATGATGGGTTTTACAGTTTTACGGTTCAGCACAGAGCAAGTTAAGTCCGGTATGGCATTAAAGCAAATTGAATTATTAATTAAGGGTAAATAGGAAGGCGATTATGTTGGTTGAAAAGTTTGATTTTATTGAGTTACTTCGCCTTGCTATTGCTCAAGGCAAAGCTGAAGGTAAGAAAATTTCTAAAGATGTTGTTTTAGGTGAATTAGCACTTTTATCACCAGCTGCAAAGCTTTGGGCCACTGTCTTGATTGAAAAGGTTGATTTTGAGCGAATCGCAATAATTACCCCAGCACAAAAACAGACTGAAACTTTTTACAGTAAGTATGATTTTAATTTTCAAACCGAGCGCCGTATTGAAGATATACCGGGTAAAGTCGAGTTTGTTCGTGGTGAGATTAAATCCGGTGATTTTTTCCGTGCGCGAAATAAATTAGCGGTAAAGATTCATGAAGAAATGGTAAAGAAAAAATTTACCCCTACTAATGCCCAAGGTGATCTTACTAATCTTGCAAAAGGAATTGCTGAGGTTGTTTTACGTGGCCATGTTTTTGTTAAGGCTATGTGTGGAGGATGCCAAGGAATAGGAAAACTCGAAACTTTTAATTCAAAAGGTTTTTCTGAAGGGGCAAAGTTTTGCGAAAAATGTAATGGAACTGGCAAGCGTCCATATACATTAAATGAAAAAATGAAAATTGCAGGAATTGTTGCCACTAAGACTGCTTACATAAAAAGCTATCAAAAGTTTGAGTTATTTGGAGAATCTATTGTTGCAGAATGGGAAAATGAAATTAGATCGCGTATTTCTCGTTCATTTCGTTTTGAACTTCCTGATACTCAAGAAACTTGTGCTTGACAGTTGGGTATACACTTGAGTATAAAGATTTCTAAAATGGGCGAAATGTAAAGTAATCGCCAGAATGAATTTAAGAGCTCGCCAATCGGTGGGCTTTTTTATTTTGTGCTATAGTCCAGTCTAATTAAAATCTGGTACTTAAAATGAATATCTGTGTTGGTGGTGAATTGGATGGGCAAAAGATAGAAAAAGAAGGAAGATTGCTTAAAGCTTCAGATATCGACCCATCTTTTAAAACTGAGTACTACAAGCAAGTTTTTAACCGCGACAATACGGTGTTCCATTTCTGGCTGCCAATTGGATCTGACTTACATGATATGTCTGAGAAAGTTCTAAATATCCTTAGAGCACCTAAAAACTAGTTTTATCGTTTGCCGGACGTATTACGGCGCAAATGGCCTCGCTAAATATCGATTATTGGCGGGGCTTTTTCTTTTTGGAGTATGTATGACTGAATTTCAAAAAATTACGAATGAGATTAGACAGCTTCAAATAGAGCTAAACCATTTGGGAAGTTGCAATACAAAAGGTTTAAATACAGAACAGATCGCTCACCTAGATGAGCGATTTTTTTTGGCCATAGCAAAGCAACATAAATTAATTGCTCGTCTCAACAGTAAGCCAGAGGGCTTTTTATAAGAGGCTAGAGGTATGGATGATAAAGAGTACTTTTGGCTTACACAAAAAAAAGAGCTCAAAACGAAACCCAAATCCAGACCACTGCCTAAAGCTAAAGAAAAATATCTCGAGGCCGAAGAAACCTTATTTCAAGAACTAGAAGAGCATCGAATTGGTTATAGAAGAAAATTTCAATTTGAATCAACAAAAAATTGGCGGTTCGATTTTTATATTGTGAAGTTGAATCTTCTTATAGAAATTGCTGGCAGTCCGTGGGCAGTTGGCCGAGGTGGCACAAAGATAGCAAATTCATTTAATAAGTATGATCTAGCACTAGACCGAGGTTATGTATTTGAGCGTCTTGAGCCTCACCAAATTGAATCAGGTTATGCAATCAACTGGATTAAAAGCGAATTAGCGAGAATTGAAGATGGATCAGATCAGACCATTTCCTCCAACTGATTTTATGGATCAGGCAGAAGAAGAGGAAGCAATTCGTTTAATACCCGCTCCAGACCTAAAGAAATGGGTTGTGGCCAACTACTTAACGATAGGTGGACCTCTTTATAACCCTGACCATGACCATATTGCTGAGCTGCTTCACGATAATGAAGAATTTTTAGCATTTGCTTGGGCCTCTTCTGCATATAAAAGTAAGCAAGCTATGGTGTTAGGTCAGTGCGAAAAAGTCATGTTCAATGTTGGTGGATGGCGTAAGGCCAGACAAGAGCAACAGATGCGAGACTGGTTCGGATTCGTTCCAGTTTACTTAATCACAATCGATGCAAGCTTTTGTGAAAAGGCAAACGATAGCGAGTTCTGTGCTTTGCTTGAACATGAGCTTTATCACATCGGTGTAGAACGAGACTCGGACGGTGAAATTATTTACAGTGATCATACTGGCTTACCAAAGCACTATTTAGCCTGTCACGATGTGGAAGAGTTTATCGGTGTTGTAAAACGCTGGGGAGCAAATGACAGTGTTAAGAGGCTTATTGAAGTTGCTAAAAACCCGCCGTTTGTTTCTGATTTAGATATTTCGAAATGTTGTGGAAACTGCGTAATCAATTGAGCCTAATGGCTCTTTTTTTTGCCCATTTTGTTATACGTAGTTATACGATGAGGAAGTTATGGCGACACTAAAAGAGCCTGTGAAAATCTTTATAGTTCAGTCTCTTGCTTGTCGTGATACACCTCAAGAAGTGGCTGAACTCGTAAAACAAGAGTTTGGCGTTGATATAGATCGTGTTCAAGTTGCAACTTATGACCCTACAAAGGTTGCTGGTAAGAACTTAAGCAAAAAGTATGTCGAACTATTTGAAAAAACCAGAGATGAGTTTGATAAAGGCTTAATTGATATTCCTATTGCTAATAAGTACTACCGATTGAAGCAATACCAAAGACAACTTGAGAGGACTAGAAACGTCAAAACAGCCTTAAAAATTCTTGAGCAAGCTGCAAAAGATATTGGTGGACAATTTACTAATCGCCAAGAAATTACAGGCAAAGACGGCGGACCATTACAAACGGTTAATTCGGATGTGCCTGTTCCAATGGAAGAGTATTTAAAAGCGCGGAGGGAGGTCTTAGATGAGTACTGATGCGGCTCGGGATAAAGCCATCCGGATCGAGGCGCAAGAAGATTTATATTTCTTCACAAGGTACATGTTTAAGGAGCGCCGTGGTTATAAATGGATGCAAAATTGGCACCACTTAGAAATCTGCGAAGCTTTAATGAAAGTTTATCGCGGAGAGATAAAGCGGTTAATTATTAACGTTCCACCACGATATTCTAAAACTGAAATTGCTGTAATTAATTTCATGGCTTGGTGTTTTGGTAAGAATCCAGACTGTGAGTTTATTCATATCAGTTACTCGGCAATGCTTGCCGCAAATAACGCCTTCCAGATTCGAACACTCGTACAAGAGGAGGCGTATAAAAAGGTCTTTCCTGATCTTACATTGCGTGATGATAGTAAGGCTAAAGACTTCTGGAGAACTTCTCAAGGCGGTGTCTGCTATGCGACTGGTACAGGCGGCACGATTACCGGTTTTGGTGCAGGAAAACTTCGTAAAGGCTTTGGCGGCTGCATTATTATTGATGACCCGCACAAAGCACATGAAGCTTCATCAAAAACTATTCGAGAAGGGGTAATTGATTGGTTTCAGAACACACTCGAATCGCGTACTAACTCGCCAGATACGCCGATCATTGTGATTATGCAGCGACTTCATGAAGATGATTTAGCTGGATGGTTGCTAGGTGATAGAAAAGACGGCGTTCCTGTAGCTGGTGGTAACGGTGAAGTGTGGGAGCATCTATGTCTTTCAGCTATTCAGGAAGACGGATCCGCACTGTGGCCAGCAAAACACAATATCCAAAAATTGAGGCTAATGGAGCAAGCAGCACCATATGTATTTGCCGGGCAGTACCGACAAATGCCATCACCGCCAGCAGGCGGTTTTTTTAAGCCCGACAATATTCAAATTGTTGATGCTTTGCCTGCGGATGTATTGAAACAAGTTAGGGCTTGGGATTTTGGGGCTACCGAAAATGAGGGCGACTTTACAGTAGGTGTGCGAGAAGCTCTAGGCGCAGATGGTTTTACTTACATTGTCGATGTAACTAGAGGACAGCTTGGACCTGACAATGTGAATAAGCGCTTAGAACAAACAGCAAAAATAGATGGGAAAAAAGTTTCTGTGCGTCTACCACAAGATCCCGGTCAAGCTGGTAAATCGCAAGCTAGTTCATTTGTGAAGCTTCTTGCGGGTTATAGCGTGATAGCTAAGCCAATTTCAGGTGACAAGCTTACACGGGCACAGCCATTTGCGGCCCAAGTTAACGTAGGAAATGTACGTATGCTCAAAGGTGAATGGAATAAGGATTTTATTGATGAGCTTCGTCATTTTCCTAATGGCACACATGACGACCAAGTGGATGCAGCTTCAGATGCGTTTAATGAATTACATGAAGGTTTTGAAGCCTTCTTTGCTGATATGGGATTTGCTCGATGAGTGATGTAACTTTTCAACATGCTGAATATGTTAAGAACTTGCCATACTGGCAAAAACTTGATGATGTTTGTGAAGGTGAAGATGCAGTTAAGGCTAAAGGTGAAAAATATTTGCCGATGCCAAATGCACATGATAAATCACCTGCAAATAAAAGCGCTTATGAGGCTTATCTTACCCGTGCAGTCTTTTATGAAGTAACAGGGACTACATCAAATAGTTTAGTTGGAGCAGCTTTTGCAACAGATCCAAGTTTTAAATTTCCTCCCGAGCTTGCTCATTTAGAACGTAATGCGAATGGAGCCGGTTTAAGTACTTATCAATTGGCTCAAAATGGAATTCGCCACTTATTGAAGCATTATCGTTGCGCTTTATATGTTGATTATCCCGATGTGCCACCAGCTCGTAATCTAGCAGAATTTAAAGCGCAAAAAGCCTATCCAATGATTCATTTATTGAATGCCATAGATGTAGTGAATTGGGATTCAGTAATGGTCGATAACCAGAAAAAACTTTGTCTCGTAGTTATCCGTGAATTTAGGTCTGAGCGCGGTGCTGATGGATTTAGTAAAACCGAACAAGAGCAATATCGTGTACTTCGTTTAGAGCAAGAGGGAAATGGGGAATATATTTATTCCGTTCAGGTGTACACAAAGGGTGAAAAGGGTAACTGGGTTGGCGGAGAGAAGAAGTTTCCAACAGATTACAACGGGAATTTCTGGACCTATATACCTTTTACATTTGTAGGTGCAATTGATAATTCAGAAGAGATTAAAAAGCCACCCTTACTTCCTTTGGCTAATCTCAATTTAGCCCATTACAGAGACAGCGCGGACTTTCAAGAGTCCGTTTTTTATATGGGGCAACCTCAATACTTTGCAAAGGGTGTTACATGGGAATGGTACGACCAAGCCAAAAAACGTGGCATATACATTGGTGCGAAAGTACTTTTGCCTTTACCTGAAAATGGTGGTTTAGGAATTGTACAAGCCGACCCTAATACTCTTGCCCGGGAAGCGATGAAAGATAAGTGGGAAAAAATGAAGGAGATGGGGGCGCGTTTAATTGAGAAGGGCTCGGGAAGTAAAAAGACCGCTACCGAAGCGAATAGTGATGACGCCGTTCAGCATTCAGTTCTTTCGCTCTGTGTCGTTAATATGAATGAAGCCTTGTCAGCAGCATTACGATGGGCTGCTAAGTTTGTAATGCCTAATGTGGATGTTCTAACTAAAGATGATTTGATGTTCGAAATCAGTCAAGAATTTAACAAACAGGGTTATTTAGCTGAGTTAGCTCGACAGTTATTTGAAGCAGCTCTACAAGGCCGATCTTCATTTAAATCATGGTGGGAATACAACCAAACAGGTATGTTCCCTAAACAAAAATATGAAGAAGAGCTTCAGAATGTTGAAGCAGAGCAAGATGGGACTTTAAATCAAAAGGTAGAGTGAGATGGCAACAGATATCAAAAAACTATTTGAAGCACTCACTCAGCACCAGGCCTATCTTTATCGTGCTTCATCAAAAACGGTAAATGAGTTATTGGCTTTATTCAATGATGATACGAGCAAGATGCTATCTAAGCTTCGGGATTTATTGGATGAGCTTAATGAGTCGGAGAAAGTTGCTTTAGCTGGTGGTAAATATACAACTTCAAATTTAAGGGAAATTAGGGATTTGATTGCCCAATGGTTTGCCAGTGTTAATTTAGCATTACCTGAAGCTTTTGCCGTTTCTGCTACGGCGCTGGCTGTTTATGAGGCCAATTACGTAGCTAAGCTCTATGGAGCAAAAATTAATAAGCCTGATGGGGAAAAACTATTCTTATCCGCTAAAAAAGTTCCGTTGGCAGGTGGCGCTCTTGTCGATGATCTGCTTTCAAGAATTGCTGAAAGTGCCCGTCAAAAGGTTGAGTATGCAATTCGGGATGGTATCAACTCAGGTAAAACAAATCAGGAAATAGTTCAGCGTATTCGCGGCACCAAACGGCTTAACTATGAAGATGGGATCTTAAATGGTACCAAAACTGATATTGAGCGAACGGTAAGAACTGTGCGAAGTCATGTAGCTAATCAAGCCTATCTAAATAGCTTCAACCAAATTGGCTTTGAATATGTCCGATTTGTTAGCGTTTTAGATGGACGAACTTCTAAGCTTTGCGCTTCATTAGATGGTTCAGTGTGGGAAATAAATGATCCGGCAAAGCGAGTGCCGCCGTTACATCCTAACTGTCGCAGTATCTTGGTTCCGGTCGAGAAGTACGGTCAACTTGTTGGCGAACGGCCATTTGTAATGGACGAACGTCGAGTTAAAGACATTCCAAAAGATGAGCGAAGCCATTTAATAGGGCAGTTAGATGCAAACACCACATTCAAAGAGTTCTTTAAGAAAACAGATGATTTCTTTCAAAGGGAGTGGCTAGGGCCAAAGCGCTTTAAGCTCTATAAAGATGGGAAATTTGATTTTGATAAGTTCTTTGATCCTGAAGGCCGTTTCTATAGCTTAGATGATTTGAGAAAGTTGGATGAAAAAGCTTTTAAAAAGTTGGGTCTGTAATTTTTCTTATGTTATATTTTTTAAAACATCAGAATTTATACAATATGAAAACAATAGCTTTTGTATGTCTAACCCTAATTTCCATCACTTGTTTAGCTGAACCAAGTCAAAAATATCTTAAAGAATATGATCGATTGTCTGAAGCTTTGGAGTCAGCAATGGCAAATGCATATTCTTTTGATCCTGCAACTGGTCAAGTAAAACAGGCTACTCAAGGTTTAGAAGCTAAAAATAATTTATGTAGAGCTGCCCAGGCGAAACTAAACCTCACCACGTTTTTAAAAGACAATTTAGAGGAATCTAAAGAGCTTTATAAATCTATTGATGGTGCAGAGACTCTAGATAAAAATTATCTTAGTGGACAACAGCAGGAACAACAAAATCTCGTTTCAAATTTGAAAAAAGACCTTGTTGGAACTGGATTTAACTGTGAGTAATTATTGCCGATTACAGGTAATTCTAAACTCACTTAAGACACAATTTTCACCTATATAAGCGCCCAAATGGCGCTTTTGTCATTTATGGAGTTTGGCTTATGAGTGAATCAAAAGTTAGACATTTGGTACTTAAAAGAGTTTCAGATAAATCTTCTCATCTTGCTCTTTGTGACGAGGAAACAGGTATTCCATTAGCTGGATTAACCGCTGTAAAAATGAATTGTAGTGTTTTTGAGGGTCCAGCGACTATCACGGCAACATTTGATGTAGGTGGTCCTCAAGGCATCCGCTTAGTTGGTGATGAACCTAGACAAAAGGTTTGGGGTGCAAAGGAAACGTAGCGAAAGGTACTACAAATGCCTGAAAAGCAAATCAATATGTCAGATGCTCAATATATTCTGAGCACAAAATGAATTCTGGTGCCATTTCTTCAAATTAAGGTTTCAAGCCATGGCAATTTATGGTTTTACTTTTGAAAGATTAAAAGCAATTGCACTCATCAAATAGAACTTAATTTTTAACCATAGCACCTTCGGGTGCTTTTTTTGCGAGAAGAAAATGCCAAGCCCTATTATCCAATATTTCCAATATGAACATTTACCTGAACATTTGCAGCAAGTTAGTAAGCCAATTGGTGATTTAGCTCGGCAAATGGATGAGCAACTTCCTGACGGGCCTGAAAAATCCACAGGATTAAGAAAGCTACTTGAAGCAAAAGATGCATTTGTACGCCAAGCTTTAAGTAAATAATCATTTATAGAAATGAAGCGTCCTAAAGGGCGCTTTTTTATTGCTTGCCGAAAGCGGATGCCAACGGCGAATCCGGGCGGATGCCCATTTTGTATATATAGGTTGGATGACCAATGAAACTTAAAACAGTAACAATCGACGGTAAAGTTTATGCGGAAGTAGACGGTGATAAGCCGATCTATATTCATGATGATGGCAAAGAAATGCCACATGATGCACCACACTCGGTAGCAACAATTGCACGCTTAAACAATGAAGCTAAAACACATCGTGAAGCCAAAGAAGCAGCCGAAAAAGCATTAAAAGCTTTTGATGGAATCGAAGACCCAGCGGCAGCTAAAAAGGCATTACAAACAATCCAAAATCTCGACGATAAAAAGCTGGTCGATGCCGGCGAAGTTGAGAAAGTGAAAGCTGAAGCTATCAAAGCAGTTGAGGAAAAATATGCCCCGATTGTTGCGCAACGTGATGCTCTAGAAGCCTCTTTACATAAAGAACTTATCGGCGGTGGTTTTGCTCGTTCTAAGTACATTCAAGACAACATTGCAGTACCTGTGGACATGGTTCAGGCAACCTTTGGTCATCACTTCAAAATCGAAGAAGGCAAGGTGGTTGCATATGATCCGAACGGCGAAAAGATTTATTCACGTGTCCGCCCGGGTGAACTTGCAAATGTTGATGAAGCTTTAGAGTCATTGGTTGGTGGATACCAGCATAAAGACTTAATTCTTAAAGGTGGTAAAGGAACTGGTGGCGGTTTTCAAGGTGGGGGCAAAGGTGGAGCACCTACTGGAATGAAACGCAGTGAAATGTCTGTTTCTCAGAAAGCAGATTACATCAAAGAACATGGCAATGATGCCTTCCTAAAACTACCGAACTAATCATTAAATATTTGGAGATAAGTAGTTATGACTACGACAGTTAATTCCGACATGATCATCTACAACCAACTGGCTCAAACAGCCTATTTAGAACGATTACAAGACAATTTGAATGTTTTTAATGAAGCTTCCAATGGTGCGATTATTTATCGTAATGAAATCATTCAAGGTGACTTCAATAAAAATGCATTCTACAAAGTTGGTGGTAGCATTAAACATCGCGATGTGAACTCCAATGCAAAAGTAACTCCGGAAAAAATCGGTGCAGGTGAGTCTGTAGGTGTAAAAATTCCATATAAATATGGTCCTTATGCATCAACTGAAGAGGCATTTAAGCGCCGTGCTCGTACACCAGAAGAATTTGCTATGGTTGTTGGTTACGATCTTGCAGATGCATTGGTTGCAGGCCGATTAGAGTACAGTTTAGCTTCTTTAAAAGCTGCTATTTCTAGTAATCCCGATATGGTTGCGAAAGGAAGTATCGTTGTTGATGGCCGCAAAGCATTAACTCGTGGTATGCGAAAGTTTGGTGATAAGTTTGGCCGAATTGGCTTATGGGTGATGAACTCAGATACATATTTCGATATTGTCGATGATGCTATCACTAAGCAAATTTACGGTGAATCTGAAATCGTTATCTATGGTGGTTTACCAGGAACCTTAGGAAAGCCGGTATTGGTGACGGATGCTGTAGGTGATAACGATGCTTTTGGCTTGCAGTATGGTGCTGTAACAGTAACTGAATCACAAGTACCGGGCTTCCGAGCTTATGACATCAATGATGAAGAAAACTTAGCAATCGGTATGCGTGCTGAAGGTGCATTTAACCTAGATATTCTTGGTTATAGTTGGGATACATCGAAAGGTGAAAATCCTGACCTTACATTACTTGGTTCAAGTGCTAACTGGATTAAATATGCAACCAGCAACAAAATGACAGCAGGTACCTTACTTGATTTATCAGGTACAGCGACAACTGGTTAAAACCTAAAAATTAAAACCGTAAGAGGGCTAATAAGCCCTCTTTTTTATTATTAAGAGAAAAGCGCCATGAAGATTATCTATACACGCATTGCAGCACTGGCTGCATTAGAGACGGGCATTATTGCTAACCCTGACTATTATGAAACCCCAAATCTGAAAGCAAAAGAGGTAATTATTTACGGTAATTATCCAAAGATTCAAAAGGATTACGAATCTTTAGAAGTTCCAGTTGAAGTTCGCAAATTGGAAGAACCTGCAAAAACAACTTTGGCCACTGTAAATGTAGCGGTTGGAATTACTCCAGAGCTGCAAGAAGTCATTGATCAAGCAAAAGCTGACTGTGAAAAGGTTATTGAAGAAAACGGGCAACTTAAACAGAAAATCGAAATCTTGGAACAAGCTAATGGTGATAGTTCAGAGTTAATTTCTGAAAACACACGTTTAAAAGATGCAGTACTCCAAGCTGACAATGCTACTAAAGCGGCTGAAGGAAAAGTGGTAAGCATTCAAGCAGAGTTTGAGGCTTTTAAAAATGATGTTGCTGCTATGCAAGCGCGTATCGCTGAATTGGAATCTGGAAAAGCGGCAGAAAATTCAACAACAGAAACGGCAGTTAATGATTTTGAAAACTGGTCAAATGATCAATTAAAAGAGTATTTGGCTAGTAAGAACATTGGCTACAAGCCTTCTGCAACAAAAGCAGAACTCCTTAAATTAATCCCGAAGGAATAATGCAATGAGCTTTATTACTGTAGATGACGCAAATTCAATTTTGGGCAGCGATTTTGCACCAGACAGTGATAAAGCTCGTCTGGTTCAACTGGCAAATGTCTGGATGAAAAAACGGATTGGTTTTGTACCAGATCCTATTGATCCACTTCTTAAAGACGCGGCTTGTGAAATTATCAAAGGAATTCTGGCCAAAGTAATTTATAACGGCAAAGAGCAGTTGCTTAAACGAAAGAAAGTTAAAGCTGATTCAGTCGAATCTGAAAAAGAGTATCAAGAAGGTACTGAAGCGATTTCTAGCTTTGAACAGATAGCAATTGATTATATTGATTCGCTTGATTTGAAAGATCCAAATGCAAGTTTTAATGGCTTTGGCATACCACTTTACAGGGCATGATATGGGCTTACGTGACGAAATTCAGGCAGATATTACCGAAGCATTTAATGATGATTTAGCGGATGCCGTTCATACCTTTACATGTGAGCGGATTTCAAAAACGAATTGGGATCCTAAAACTGAAACGTATGTTGAAGTTAAAGAAAACTATTCCGGCCGTGGCGTTCTGTTTGGCTCTTACAGTCAATATGAGATTCAGACGCTTGGAGTCCTGGCCACAGATAAGAAGGCTACCGTGCTTCAAAATGAAGTGTCCATGACACCTAAAATTGATGATGAATGGCTAACAGCTTTAGGCTCATTTCGAGTTATTCATATTCAGCAAGATCCGGCCAGTACAATCTGGAAATGTCAGTTGAGGAAGGTTTAAATACTTGTTCTAATATCCTTCTAAATTAGGGGGATATATGGCCAGTAGAAAATTAGAAGATAAAATTAAACGAGTATGTTATTTCGTTGGTGGTGGAGTAATAGGCTATTTGTTAATTAGTTTTATTATTTTAAGTTCATTTCCATGGAATCATTATTTACTTGATAAAAAGCAAGCATACGATGTTTTAAAAGATGCATTCACAATAGGTGCAGCATTTCTTGCTCCAATTGCAGCATTTGTTTTATTCAATGACTGGAGAGAACAACATGTAGCTGTGAAAAATGAGAAATTGAGTGAGGAGATATTAAGAATAGTAACTAATGATTTTTTATCATTTTATAACCTTAACCCCAGATTAAAAGCAGATGTAGAAAAGTTTAATGAACAGCAAATGCAATTCCATAGAGATGTAGCAAATCTCTTCTTAAAGGTAGATGAAATTGATGCAGTAGATGATCAAGCTATAAGTTTTAAGGAAAATATTAAGAAGTTAGATGGTGATTTTTTGGGTTTGTATCTGAGTTTATTTAAACAAATTGAAATTGTAAT